GGGTTGAATCAGGCTCTTTGGCCTTTAAACTTAAACTATGTCTTTAAAAATCCGCTACATCATTCCGATGCCGAGAACATGATGTATCTGTGGCACCGGCGGCATTTCTGCCTGAACACTCCTTTACGGAACAGACTTCTGATTTCAATGAGTTTGTGCCCGCACGCGGGACAACTTACAAGCCTCTCGGAGTTTACAGAGCTTGTCTGGTCATCGTCTATTGCTGTATGGATTGTCATTCGGATTACGGATTTGACGCAAAAATACATAGTGGACTTCAAACTGCCAAACAAATTGCGCAATTTGCAGGTACAGATTGCGCAAATTTTATTATTTTTGCGCCTGAGACCAATAGAAAGAGCCTTTAAAGGCCGGAATCCCGTACAGTTGCGGGAGACCGGCCTTTTTTATTTATATGAGAAAGGGACGCGACATATCGGATTTTCTGGACGGGCGCAAGGTGCTCTCGCCCTATGTCGTCATAGACATACGCAAGGCTTTTCAGGAACACCGGAGCGAGGACATAGTGGCGCAGCTCGGAGGTCAGGAAAACATTCTCGCCTCAGATGCAGACATTATAATAGGTGGTGGTTGCCGTGGCGGCTCGAAGTCGTTCACCCTTCTCATGAACGCACTCTACGATATATATCACCCCGATTTCCGTGCGGTGATTCTGCGTGCGGCCACTGATGACCTCTCTGACCTTATCGACACTTCTTACAAGCTCTACGGCGATTTCGGCGAGTACAACCGCGCCAAGGGAGACATGACGTGGAATTACAAATCGGGAGGATGGCTCAAATTCTCATATCATGCCGGTTCGCTTGAGGATTTCAAGATAAGGTTTCAGGGCAAGCAGTTCGCGTACATCGGTGTCGATGAGGTGACGCACATGGCCTACGAGAAGTTTAAGTACCTTATCACTACCAACCGAAACGCGTTCGGTATCCGCAACCGCTTCATCGGCACATGCAACCCCGACCCTGATTCGTGGGTGGCAAAGTTCATAGACTGGTGGATAGGGGAGGATGGTCTGCCACTCCGCGAGCGTGACGGCAAAGTGCGCTATTGCTTCATGGAGGGCGATTCCGTCGATACTATATACTGGGGTGACACGAGGGAGGAGGTCTACGAGCAGTGCAAGGATATTATCGATTCCTATTGGAAACCGGAATATAACCGTTACGGCACCCCGCAGGAACTGTTCATCAAGTCCGTGGCATTTGTCGAGGCGCGTCTTGCCGATAATGTCGCACTGATGAGCAGCGACCCGACATATCTCGCCAATCTTGTCAATCAGGATGACGAGCAACGTGCGCGAGACCTTGACGGCAACTGGAAGTTCAAATCGGCCGGCGATGACATGATCAAGCTCGCCGACATGGATAGATTCTACAATAATTCCATGCAGCTCGGTGACGGGCAGCTCCGTGCCACATGTGACGTCGCATTCGACGGTGGCGATAACCTTGTGCTCATAAAATGGATAGGCAACCATATCGACGACATCTTTGTCTGCCGGTGCAATTCTGTTGACGCGGCCAACGCCGTAAAATCCAAGCTCGCATATTGGCAGGTGCGCGAGGAGAATTTCACGTACGACCTTCCGGGACTCGGCCAGATGTTCAAGGGAGTTTTCCCGAAAGCCATACCGTTTATCCCCAAGGAGGCGGTCAAGCCGGAGTGCAAGAACGTCTACGCCGACATAAAGAGCCAGTGCGCATACGAGTTTGCCGACATGCTCATACGCGGCGAATACTCCATAAATCCTTATCTGCTCAAACAGCGGTTCTCGGGCAACGGCTACAAGGATACTCCGCTCGACCAGATTCTCAATCTCGAACGCAAGGCCATACGCAAGGACGAGGATGTGGCTGACAAGGCATGGAGCCTGATAAAGAAAAAGATAATGAAACGCTATACAAAGCATTCGCCTGACTTCATCGAGGCGATGCTCATGCAGCGAATATTCTTCATAAAAGGAAAGAAACACACCAAGCCGAGGCTGATGCGGTATGTAAGCCCGGGCAGACGGTTTGTGTGACAAAACTCTACACAGATATGAATCCAAGGAACATCAAGACTAAAAGACCATGGCGCAAAATCCGTCCGGAGGGCTATCTCGCACACGGCTCTTTCGGAGCGGAGGCTGAACCGGACATGCCTCACGACGTATTACTCTCCGACACGGTGACACACGCCGACATGCTCAGGCAGTATTACCCGTCGGGGCACCTTATCAATGACCCTAAGTATTATCCTGACATATACCGTGAGGAGGTTGTGCCGATACTTGACCGCAACGGCAACGAGACCGGACAGACATCCCGTCGGCTCTACAAGGAATGCGTGCCGCGCTATGCGTTCGCATTCCAGCAGATAATCTCTCTCAAACAGACAATCCATCTTACCGGCAATGATATTCAGTTCGAGCTGAATACCTCTGACCCTACTGAGAAAATGCGTGGAATCTACGACCGTTTCCGCGAGGGGTGGCTTGGCAAGGACATGGAGATTCACTTCTTCGATGCTGTCAAGTCGGTGAAGATTGTCGCTGATGTCGCTTTCGTGGGATTCATGAGCGACGGCGAGTTTTCGGCACGCACATTCTCATATAAGGACGGATCGGAACTCTACCCGCATTTTGACAACCGTGGCAAGCTGATTCTGTTTGCACGTTCATTCTACGATTACGACGACGAGGGCAATGTGGTGGTGGAATGGCTTGAAGTGTGGGATGACAAGTATCTCACGCGTATGAAAAAGACCGGCAAGGGATACCGCTCTACGTATGAGAAGATACTCGAACGGTTCGGTGCGAGCGGATACACGGTCACAGAGCGCAAGCTCCATGGTTTCCCGTTCATCCCTGTCGCCTACATGCGCGACGATGACGGACCATGCTGGGCGGCCTCGCAGGATTCGATAGATTCCTACGACCTCTCTTTCTCTCAGATGGCGCATAACAATCAGGCGTTCGGCACACCTATTCTTGTTTTCCAAGGCGACGGCGCCACCCTCGACATGCAGCATGATATAAACGGCACGGTGCGCACCATGTCTATGGATAAGGAGAGCAGCGCGGAATATCTGCAATCACAGTCTGCCTCGGAGTCGTATATGCGTCAGCTCGACACGCTCTACAAGATGATTTATGAGCAGTCGTTCGCCGTGATTCCTCCGGAGATGAAGTCGGGCGACCTACCGGGTGTCGCATTGAAGTTGCTCTACTCGCCCGCTCTGGAGAAAGCCATGCACGACGCGGCGGAGTGGCAACCGTTCTTGCGCGATATGGTCAGGATTTTTACCTACGGTTACGGCGTTGAATGCGAGTCGCAGATTGATTTTGCCAATCTCCCGCTGAAATATTGGATCAAGCCGTATGTGCATATCAACGAGTCGGCCATGGTCAACGACCTTGCGACAGCCGTCCAGAACGGATTCTGTTCACGTCAGACCGCGAGCGAGCGCAATTCGGAATATTCCTCCGTCGGTGAGTGGGAGCGCATTGTCAAGGAGAAAAAGCAGGAACAACAGGCGGATTTGCTCTACACGATAAAGACCAAGCAGGCATCAACAACTGAAACAGATGGCACGAACGATGGCAAGACAACCGAGGCAGCATGACATCGAGGCAGCGCGTGAGTACGTAAGGCAGCGGCTCGATGCTGAACGCTCCATGCAATACAATTTGCAGATAATCATGCGCGAGGCCGCTGAGCGCGTTGTCGCGGTATGCTACGCCTATGTCGTCAATCCGCGCACGTTCTCTTACGACACTCTGCCGGCGGACGCGCAACGCTCCGTCGATGACATCATGTCGTGGCTACGCGATGCTATCGAGGATTATTTCACGGAACTTGCGCTCTACTGCGAGGATGATGACAAGGCGACGCTTCTTGCATTCATAACGCGGCGCACATATGGCTCTACGTTCGGCGAACGTCTCACGGAATATCTGCGCCGGTACCGGGTCGAGCTTATGGTGCTCGTTGGTGCGGCTCTTATGCTCGGCCTTTCAAAATCGCGAGCGGCCTCTACAATAGGGGATAATATGAGGCAACCGTTCGCCAATCCGGAGCTTAAGGCGGGTATATCAAATGTCCCCTCCTACGGTCACGGTCAGACAAACTCCATGTATACGGCGTTGGGTCGTCTGACTCAGTTCGGCATCTCCGAGGCATGGATGCACGCCCGATATGTAAGCGACAAGAAAAACGGCGCGACCGGATGGTACGTGATGCGCTCCTCTGCCTACCCGTGCGACCTCTGCGACTCCATGCAGGGGTATCACGCCGACGACACACAACTGCCGCCTTACCATAACAGTTGCGTGTGTGTCGCCGTGCCGGTATTCCCCGACGAAAACTCTGAAGTTATTTAATATCTTGCGGAATCGCGAAAACGTAATCTCCGGCCGAAATGACTCTACATGGTGTTATGTCGAGGTTGAGTTTAGCCGACATCTCGTTGAAGTCGTCCTCATCATCTTCTGCCGTATAGACATCGATGCGGTTGAGCTTGCACGAGATTGCAATATCCTGGGCGGTCTCATTGTCGATTGCTCCAGTTCTCATGCCATCCGCATAAACGCCTCCTATAAGGTCGTTGCACTCGACTTCCTCTCCTTCAACCGTGATTGTCGGACCTTCGCCATCGCCGTACCACCAGCTGATCACTGTCTCTGTTTTGCCATCGGAATAGACATGTCCGGAAAGTTCACCGCTCCAGCTTCCCACGACCCTGAAAAAGTCGGGGTTGTAGTATTCGAGATTGCTTGCGGCCTCGTCAAATTCCATGCAGTTACCCGTATCATCGAGGTTATTTTCGCTGATGTACTTCTCAGCTTCTCGTTGTGTCAAAAATATAATTGTTCCCATATGCTATTGTCTGACAGTTCAAACACTGTCACGAAATTAGTGATTATTATTCAGATTCGCAAACGCTATTTGAAATATCCCATCAGTTCCTCGCTGTCGGTGCGCACGCCCGATTGGATGTATTGCTGTGTTATCCTCACGTCGGAATGTCCCAACAGGCGGCTTATGGTGTAAATATCCACACCACGGAGATAAAGATTTGAAGCGAACGAGCGGCGGGCTGTGTGACTCCCTACGTATTCCCATTTCTCACCCTCGGCCTCGGCTCCGGCCTTGAATACCTTTGTCGGTTGGTTGATCAGGCATTTCTGACATATGCGCCGAAGATTTGAGTTATAGGTCTTGTCGGTCATGTCTACGCGCACATTCTCACGAATCAGCTCGGCCACAATCGGTTTGAGCGGCAATGTGACCGGGGTCTTGGTTTTCTGGGACACATATTGCAGCGTGTCACCGTTTATATTGCTCTCGTTGAACCGTTCCGCGTCCGAGTGCCGCGCTCCGGTGTATGCGGCCAGAAGGAACGTGTTGCGCACATACAGTTCACGTTGCGTGCGCGGTATGTAGGACGCGATGCGGTCAAGTTCCTCCTCGGTCAGATATACGGAAGTCGTGACGCACCGGCGCGGCGTCAGCACTTTCGAGTATCCGCGTGGCAGCTCCACCTCATCGGCGTACATGTTCAGCACGGCCTTGAGGCGTGTGGCGTATTGGTTGACCGTGTTCGGCGCGTGCCGTTCGGCCATGTATGCGATAAACTTCTGCAACCGTGCTTTTGTCAGGTTGTCCCATGTGGCCGCGCAAAGGTTGGCGGCCTCGAATGCCGTCAGGATAAACACCCAGTCGGGATATTTGGCCGTGAATGCCTCTTTCAGTGTCGGCGTGTCCTGATCACCGGAGCCGTCGGTGTCCGGTGTCTTCTGTGGCTCCGTTTCGGCCTGAGTGGTGTCGGGTGTCGTGGCCTCCGGTGTTGTCTCTATATGTTTCTTGCCGAATATGCGGCGGAATATATTCAGTTTCATGTCGATTGATTTTATTGGTTTTTAATGTGGCGGGGATTTCTCTCTATGTTCGGGCGGCGGCGCTTCCGGCGGTTGTTCCGGGGCGGTGTGTATCGCTTCGTCCATCAGCCCCGGCGGTGCCTCTGCAAGTGCTTTTTCTGCAATGGTAAAATAATGGTTGTGCTTATCGCAATCTTGATCATATGAGCCGAGCCAGCTGATATAATTGCATATATCGGCTGCTTCATCCTTGCTCCATGTTTCATCGGATTGGATGTCGCAAACGTGGGCAGGACGCAAATTTGCCGTTTCTGCCGTTATTTCGTCATTGGCTGACACATTCTCCGGCTTTGCTGTTTCCGTTGAAATTTGGGACGATTCAGCGGCTTGTTGTGCTTCTTCCTCGGCCTGCGCTTTCAACCGCCCAGCGATTTCATGTAAAATTTTGCAAGTGCCGTCGATGTTGCGGTCTGTCAACTTGTGACCCCAAACGGTAACGCGGCCATCTTCCATTAACGCGGCCTCGGTTACTTTCTCGCGCATGAATCCAATCGTCCGGATGTTGATTTTGTAGCCGACGGACTCGGCCAACAATTCAATCTGCTCCACCGTTACGGCCTTATGCTCCAGCAGTCTCTTTTTGCCGTCGGCCAACAGTTCGGCGTTGCGCTTTTCCTCGGCTTCCTTTGCCTCACGTTCGCGTTGTTCCGCCTCCTCGGTCTTGCGGCGTTCCTCTTCCTCGCGCTGTTTCAGGTATGCTTCGCGGCTCGCCAATAGCGGTGCAACGTCATGTCCCAGACGCTTCATCACTTCGATCTGGAGCTTGCCGATAAACCGGTTTCCATTGGCTGCGGCCACTATTGAGGATTCAAAGTTGGTATAATCCGCTTTTATATCCTGGCGGCGTTCCTCTATCCGTTCCAGCCTATCGGGGCGGAGGGAGTGCCAATATACGCCGTTACGCTCAAAAATAAAGTATGCGTAATTTTGGCCGTAATCGTCCGAGTCTTTGGTGTAATATATACCCTCGGAAAATTTTGTCAGCGTTTCCCACTTTTCGGTCAGGGTGTTGCCGTCTGCCTTGTATTGCAGTACTTTTGCGCGAATTGTGCCATCCATGTTCATTTTCGGCTGCTTCGGCTTGCGCTCCGGCTTTTTCAGCTCCATCACTGCCGGAGCGTCGGGGTTGAAGATTCGGCGGTGCATCTCTTTGTGGTAGTCGTCGAGGGTGTTTAATCTACCCTCGGCGATGCTGTTGAGGATGCCGGGGATTAGTTTGATATTTCGCGGCAACTGATTTGAAATGCCACAACTGATTTCGCGCCACTTGATGCCGTTGTATTCGATTATCAAGTCTACCATGCCGGATTTTTCAGGCGTTACCAATAGGCCAGGGCAAACCTGCGCGGCCTTGACTCGCTTTTCGATTAATTCACCCTGCTTATTTCGGGTGAAAATCTTTGTTGAGGTGTAGTTTAATTCTTCCATGGTTGCGGTTATTTTCTGAATTTTGAGACTACCCACGCGCCGATGACCCAGACAACGGCGACGATGAAAAAAAGTTTGAGAAGGAAAGTGAGGAATCCGGGGATTGCGACACACGCGATTACGAAAATCAGTATCGCCCAGACGATAATTCCAATCATGACTCTATGCTGTTTTTATGGTTAATATTGGTTCCCGGCTGAGGTGCCGACCCTCACGCGCTCGCCGGAGGCCGGGAGAGTGGGGCGGTTAATCCATCTGATAATATACTCCCGATTCATATCCGGACGCTTTAAGCGATTCGGCGGCGGCTTTGGCCATACGTGTCCGGCGGTTGCCTTGGCCGGATAGATATATGCCGATTTCATACCATTGGGACCCGTCGGGCTGCTTCCGGCCTATCTTATAGACCCGCCAATCCATTGCAGCCAATTGGCGAGGGGTTGCCTTCAGGCGTATTTTTGGCGCGTCAAAATTACATGTTCCGCCGTCTTCCGTGTCGGCGTATTTCTGTGAGTCTTGTTCGGCTTTGCAGATTGCAGCCTCTAATGCGTCTACTTCTTTTGCTGTCATCTTCTTTCGGTTTTAGCACGTGGGCGCGGTGGTTGATTTGTATTTCGTTTCTAATTCATTCATCGCTGCCAATATTGGCGCGGCGTGCTTGTTCGCCTGTTTGGTGCATACTGCAAAGCGTTCGGCGGTGCAGCTCGCGGCGTGTTCGTGCTGACATCCCTTGCAGATGTTCAGCCCCTTTGCATATAGAGCTTTTATTTGCTCAAAGGAGGTTATTTTAATAGGTTTCATCGCGTTTGTTTTATTCGGGTGATACTTTGGTTAACCACGGCTTAGAACTCGCTCAAACGGGCTTATTTTAAGCCGTGGTTATTCTTTCGGGGTGGCCAATAGGGGTGTTAAAATCGTTCCTTTTTGGCGTTTACTGGCGTAAATTTCCCGTCTGCCGTTGCGGTTAGCGGGGTGATATAGCCGTAAATGCTTTCTCCATTCTTCCTAAATAGATTCAGTAACTTCACGCTGTCACTTTTTGCCGCCTCCATAGTGGTAAAAATGGCGGAGTAAAGCGTTTTTGTCTTGCCGATATAGGCGCGTAATTCGTAAATCATAGCTTTGGTTTTTATTTGTTATACATTTGTTCCCCGGCTCGCACTTGCGGCATACGGCTAAACCGTGCCGGGGATTGGGGCGTTATATGCGGCACGGTTCGCCGCCGTCATAACCTTTGCAAATATGATCTATCGCAAAGGTGTATTGCATCCACTTTCCAGCCTGTTTAATCCACCTGTAAACGTGGATTGTTGCGCTATCGTTGAAGCTGTCGCGAATGTCAAGCGCATACGCATAGGCGGCTTTTTTATCCTGTTTGAAGTCCTTTGTTATTTGGTGGGTATGGATTCCACAAACTTTGTAACCTATCTTCATAATTTTCGGGGTGTTTAGTTGGTTATTCGTTAATGTCCGCCGATAACAATTAATATCCAGCGTAACATCTCCGTGTTACGGGCGTATAATAGGCGCGGTCGCTAACCTGATAGACGCAATTAAAGCGGTCTAAAATGCGGTATCTGTAACGACTTTCAATCTCGCGTATGCGGCGAAATCGTTCAGGAGATACGCCCTTAATCAGGCGATCGAATTGTGCGGAAATGTCCGCTAAACTCTTTTTTCTCTTTGCTTTTTTGCATTTGCCATAGTCGGCGGCGTATGTGTTCGCGAACTTAATACGCGTGTATCTCTTTGCGTCTTCAACTGTGTAAGCTGAAAAACTGCAACCGTTAGGCATGGTTACAATATACATGCTGCCGGATTTTTTAAGGCCGAATCTTAGGCCGTGAAATTGAAAATGTGCCATTTGTTTTTGTCGGTTATCTGGTTATGTCTTCGAATCTGAAATTACGGCGATACCATGAGGAGGAGGGGAGGCGATTCCATTTGCGCAAATACGCGTCGCGCATGTCTTTCGCGTGCGCACTGGTTAGAATGTATTCGGCGCGATTGTTGCTCGCTGCCACCCGTGCAGGTGTGCCGTGGTCGTCGGTGATTTCTTTAAATATCTTCATGTCGTTTTTTGCGTTGTGACGGCCTTTAATCCGTCGGTTAATACTGTTTGTTATCCTTTGGCATTCAAGGCCGCGCAAGCGTCCGAGAATGAGCCACACGCGGCGCGTCAGGTGTGCACCCCTGACACATTGCGGCGGCGGTCAATATCGTTGACCGGACGACGGCGGAATAAAGCGCG